TTGTATCTTGATGATTATAAGGCAGATGGATTAAATAAAAGTTTTATTTTTAAATATCCAGGAGAATCAGAATATTATATTTGTAAATTTACCAATAATGTGTCTGAAACATTAGAAAGAAATCATAGACATTCATATGGATCTATGAATTTTATTGCAATAGGTTATGATAGAAATTTATTATCAACGTCTTCTTGGATTGTTGGAAGCGATGATTCTGACGAATTCTTATCTCTACCTATTTCATCATCATTTGGATATGATGAAATATTAGATTATGGTAGTGTATTAGACTATGATGCTGTACTTGGATAAATAGAGGTTATAATTATGAGTTATGTTTCTCATTTGAATACAATGCAACCTGATTATCTTTTAGAAGAGGTAGATTTATATCCAAACAAGTCTATAAGCTATTCAACAAAAAAGAATCAAACATTATATGATCTTATTGGTGAAAGAAAATGTGCATTTAATTTATCGGAGTATGATGATACAAACTTTTCATTTTCTTTGAAAGATTTAACTGAAAATCAAAGAGATATATTAATTGATATTTATTGCAATAAATACAAAGCCAATGGGAAAGGTAAAACATTTTTTTACAATCATCCGATTTATAATCAAAAATATATCTGTAAATTTGAATCATCTTTAAAAGATTTTTGGGATAGAAATCAAAGACCTGCGTTTTCTCAAATATCATTATCTGTTATAGGTTATGATAGAAATTTATTATCGACGTCTTCTTGGGTTGTTGGAAGCGAAAGTTCAAGTGGGTTTATTTCCTTACCTATTTCCTCTCCATCTGGATATGATGAAGTATTAGATTATGATGAAATATTAGATTATGATGCTATACTCGGATAAATAATTAAAATTATAGTTGAATAAAAAATAAAAAGGCGTTAAAATGTTTACAGAAATAAAAAATATATCATCTAATGAATTAAAGAAGCAGATATTAAAAAAATTTAAAAGATGTTCTCCACCTTTGATTTTTGACAGAAAATTTACTTTATGTAGTGAAGAAGATTGGCATGAAATATTAAAAAATAATTCAGTTAAAGATATACCATTTTATAATGAACTTTTTGACTGTAATAGATATTCAAAGGGTCTTATTTCTGAAATTTCGAAATGGCAAGTCAATATTTATAATTCTGAGAAAAAAAACAAATATAAGTTTCCAGTAGCAATTGGATTTTGTCTCACAGATATCGGTAATGGGAATTACCATGCTGTTTGTCTTATTTTAACATCAGAATTTGATTTTTTATTTATTGAGCCACAAACCAATGAAATAATAAAAATAAGTAATTATGATAGTGTTATTTTTGTTGATTTCTGATTTCAAATGTGAATGAGGTATATATCAAATGTCTAATGAAAGAGTTTCAGGAATCGGACCAAGAAATACGTCAGAAACGTTATGGAAAACAACAGCTACTGGTGGATGGAATGGAGATCACTCTTTCACTATTGATATCTCTGAAAAATATTTATTTTTTGTTTGGTTATATAAAGAGTCATTGATTGGAACACTCTCAATTTCTTTAGATATAGGCTACCAAGGCACACTAATAAATAACGCTACAGGTGTTTCAGATTCAACACCTATGTTTATAGATTCATTATCTTGGAGGTCTGGTGGAAGTTTATATGGATATGAAGAACAATGGTTATTTTGCTGTGGGTATATATTCCCATCAACGACAGCCAATACAGTTACTACAAATAGTGGAATATATACATCTAAGGGCGTAAAAATTTATAGTGGAGTTGATTTCAGGTGGAATACAGATCCCACTCCATGGGAAGGTGAAGTTGTCAAACAAACTTGTTCTGAGAATAATGTTATTTATTTTGCAAGACCTTCTTTTTATTTATGTGATGACTACGAACCAAATATTAAAAGGATGATTGGTTTATAATATAAAATGATTTCATCTGATATAATAATTAAAAACAATTTATTAGCTGTCTGGTTAATAGAATTCGATATTTATAAATGGTCTTCGTCTGATTATGTTTATAATGGAGAGTTTTATTCAGGGAAAATAAATGGATTTGATAAATTTTCTGAAACGGTTTGTAGACCTCATGAAAATTCTTTGCCAGATAAATCACTTGAGTTTAAGATTTTTGATAAAGATTCTTCAATTTCTGCATCTAAAGGCGATTCTTTATTGTTGAAATTAGTCATTAATGATGAACTTTTTTTGACATGGAAATTTACAGTACAAACATTTACGAACTCCTATGGTAATGCATGTTTTACATGTATTGATTTTTTATCATCTAAAATACAAAATAAGTTATTTCCAAATACAGCATTAATAACACCTCTTGACACACAATTTTCAAATCATTCTGGTAGTGAAGATGTTTGTGTCCCAGTTATTTTTGGAGAACCATATATACCATTAAGATCATTGCTTGTAGGCATTAATAGAGCCTATGTCCTTGGTATTGATGACGGTTCGACATATTCTATTGACAGAGTTTCATATCCAGTTGAATGGACTGCAAGTGGTGAATATTTATCATCATCTTATACATTTACTCAATCATCATCATCTGGTTTAAGAGTTTTCGTTCCATATATAGGATCTAATGATACTGCTGGTTTTTTTCAGCAAAATGGAACACTCTATGATATGCCAACGAAGTTTTCAAAATCAAGTACGGTATCTGTAACAAACCCTGCCGATATTATAGAACAAGTTCTTCTTTTAATGGGAATTGAATCCAGTGAAATTGATTCTACAACATTTACAAATGTCGCAACAACATTCACAACACTTGGCCTGAATTTTAATGTAGGTTATTTTCAAAAGAAAGATTGTGAAGAAATATTGTGTGAATTACTTTCGTCATGTAATTCTATAATACAAATTTATGATAAAGTTTACCTAAAATATATAGGCGATTCATCTGTAAAGACAATAGATAGATACGATATAGGTAAATTTTCATTTAGAGATTCTATTGAAAGTAATTACGGTGATGTTGGATTACTCCAATATTACGATAATATTCAAGCGGGTAATCCTTTAGAAGTTTATATTCCTCTTGATGCAGGAACTTATACTTCGACTTCTGGCGTTGTTCAAACAACAAATATTTTTGAAAAAACATCTGGTAC